AGGCACAGCAATCACTTTCAGACATTTCAATAGTGACCTTTGTGCCGTCTTCAAGCAGCAAAAAGTCCTTATCCCATTTCACAATACGCTTAAAGAGTAACAATTCTTTAAGCTCTTCCAACGACCCGTACCTTGCATTTTTCCAATCAGGCCCATAATAGTCTGGTAGTTTAATAGTTTCTGTCATAGTAACACCTCGTCTCCAACTTTCACTTTTTCATACACGTCCTTCGTAACCACAAACACCCCGTAATCTCTGATAGTAATGGTATACAGCTTGCCATGCCGTCCTTTTTCGACGACTTTACCAAATATCTCCGCGCCTGCGTTATCCGCCTTATAGATAACCATCGGGCGCTTTTCTTCTAAATCTCGAATCCTGTCCATCTGCCAAATATTTAATCCAGCAGACAATAATATCCAGATTGCGATAAATCGTTTCATTTTACCACCTCATATATAAATATTTCGTGTCAATATCTTGTTCTAAAATACACTCTTTCAGCGACTTTAAAACCTCCAATGCATCGCTAACTGTTCCCCATCTATTTTCAGGTTCATACTGCACATACTTTTCAGGGTACTGTTCTAGTTCAGATATACCGCGTTGGATGTTATTTACAATATCAGCAACATTGTAAATTGTGCCTTGGTCAAAATCCCAATCCATAGCAATTCTAAACATCTTCCCGAGATTGTATGTCGGAGAACTGTATTTAGGTTCAGCAATACAAATATAATCTCCACTCTCTATTTTCGCTAAGATTTCCAAATCATAACTCATTACTCCATCTCCTCCATCTTTACTTTATACATTCGATCACCTCGATACTTGCTCTCGAGCTGAGCCTTGCATTTGGCAGCATCACCCTCTTTCTTAAAGAAGTGAGTTTCGTCTACCATGTTGTCAAAAAATAATGTTACTGTGTATGACATTTTTACCTCTTTTTCTTAACTGCTACCGTGCTACCGATAAATTCTAAAAAGTAAAAAGTTTTTTTCAAGAATCCCTATTTTATGGGCTTTCTCTATTATTACTATTATTTTATATACTTTTTTTAAAAATATAGGTAGAAGAGTAGCATTATATATAAATATTAAATAAAAGTCAGTAATATCAAGGGGTTAGACTGCTACCGATGTGCTACCGATGTCTAGTTTTATCGGTAGAATGCTACCGATCTACCCCTCAACTGCTACCGATGACTACCGATAAATTTTTAATTGCTACCGATTAGATTTTTCCGAATCTTTCACTCTTACGAACCCTTTTGTACTTTTACCTCCTGCCCGGAAAACACTTTTTTTCCAATCAGGATGATTATCCATAATCATGTTAATCTTCGTTGACAACTTCCTGTCATTCGAATTTCTCATAAATAAGTTGTACATCATTTCACGAGTTGAGACCTTATCTAGTTTTTTACTTCCAGGATCAAAGTCGCTACTATTATCGAAATATTTACTTGTGTATTGATGTTGTTGCTGAATAGACCAGTTTTGCCAATTTTCAGGGACGGGCATATCAAGATATTCAAGTACTTGTAATTCAACTTCATCACGATACATGAACTGTTCACGGTAGATATTCAGTTCATCCTCTGTATTTTCATCAAACATCAAATCAGCACCAGCACGATAAATTGTGACAGCCTCGCCCCAGATTTGTTCAATTGTCTCCGGCTCGATTTCCATTGGATGTTTTTTTTGCCGTTTACTATCTGCCATAACTGGTAGAAAACGACGTTCACCCGTCTTGTCTTTTAGATATTCTTTTTGATTAGTAGTCCTGGCCAAAATGAAATTTTTGGCGAATTCCTCGGTCCGTTTCATATAAGGTTTACGGTAGCGTAGGCTAGTTTTTGAGACAAAGGCTTTTGTTTCAGCGAAACTCATTCGATTACTAGCAACCATTTCATCATCATTAACAATCAAGGATTTCAGCATGATATCGTAATTGTCTTTGTTAGCAAAATCCGTGACTGAATCTGTGTACCATGCTCCACCTAACTTTTGGAGGAGTGAGGTTTTCCCAACACCCTGACCACCGACCAGATCAAGAACATAGTCAAACTTAACGTATGGATCATAAACTTTAGCAACTGCACCAACTAGCCACATTTGAGCGATTTTAGAAATTAAAGGGATATCTTCAGCACCGAGATATACTTGAAGCATGCGGTCAATCCGGTTTCTGCCGTCCCACTTTTCAGCTGCTCTCTCCATATACTCAATAACTGGATTGTATGATCTTTCTGAAAAGAAAGTCTCCATGCCATCCAGCATCGCTTGATTCGAGAAAGCAACACCTAATACACTTTCAAAGTAAACTTTTACGACTGAATCAAAGTTAGAAGGGAGCTCACCTTTTTTAAAAAGAGTGTTTCCGATCTTGATGTCTTTAAGGAGTTCATGTTCCTGAGAGAAATCATTGTGTTTTAAATAAATGCTTAGTTGATCATCAGCTTTAAACGCCACAAGTACATTCATCGGGCTGTTTGCTTTGATATCACCTTTTGCATTTGTAATCATTTTATCTTGTGAATTTATACTTACTACATCACCGATTTCTCTCACCTCCTATCTTTTTTAATCATACTTTCAACAGTACGCATCATTTCCTTTTCAGGCAAAGGGTTTGGACTATTTACATTTGCTAATCTTGCAAGTTGAACGACTACTTCATCATCTACCGCTCGATATAATAGACCACCTACGAATTTTGCCAATTTATCATTCCGTCCACCTTCATCACCAAAACCAACTGCGATAGTTTCAAAAAGGTCGGTTGTTTGTGTACGATCTCGTGTGTAAGACCGTCTAGCTAAGTCCCTAAGACCATCCTTACCATCATACTTATAGCCATGAGTTTCGCCATACTCTTTTTTTATAGCCTGGATTAATTCTTTTGAAGGAGTAACCATCGTACCACCTTCCTTTGACTTTTCCAGATCCCATTCATACTGCCCTTTTTCTGTTGCTGACGGAGCAACCAAAACATAATTGTTTTCATGGGCCTTAATATCAACGCCTGGTAAGAAACTAATCATTTGCGTGATAGGGGCATCCTCTCTCTTGAAGTAAAAGAGGTGTTTTCCACCGCTTGCCGTCTTAGCTTGCAGTGTCGGTTCAATCAATCCCAGATATTTCCATTTTTTAAGTGACTCAAAGCCGTTGGATTTGCCGTGCTTATCGATATCAATAACAAAGAAGTTAGTTGTTTTTAAAGCGATATTTGCGTTGGGGTAGCCGTCCCAAAAGTTTTCAATCTCAGATGGAGTCATGGCTGGCTTATCAGCAAAATCAATCAAAGGCATCTTGTTTTTAGGATTGATTGGAATGACTGAGAACCCTAACTTTTGATACTGTAATGCGTATTCTTTCATCGATGGCATGATTACTTCTCCTCTTTGTAAATATAAACAAGTTCTTGGGCCATATAATTTGATTGATATTCATCTTCAGTCATTTTTAAATAAAATAACAACGATTGATAAGCCTCTTCAAATGTATTGAATGGTCCTAATCTTTCATCAGTTTCATCAATGACCCAAAACTTGCTATTTTTTAGAAAGGGAGGTCATCTTCATCAATATCAGCTTCAGTCAGCGGTTGTGCTTCTTCTTCTTCAAGGTCATAGTTTCGGAACTCACGGCCATCTTTCCCCTTATTCACAGAGATAACAAGGTTGTAGTAAGAGCCAACTGCCTTACGTTGTAGAGCCTCTTCCAAGGCTTTACCGTCTTCTTCATTTCCTTGCATACTGTCGCCAGCAAGGACCAAGGCTTTGATAAAGAATTTCATGGTGCGTTCAACTGCCCAGTTAAGGTTCTTACCGTTCCATTCAGTCAGTGTGCCAAATGTTGCAAATTCAGAACGTCCACTGTAATCACCGCCACGGATTTCAAATTGATAACCAAGGCTTTCCCAGCCTTTGTCCGATACGTTGAAGGTTGCTTTCTTCAGGACTACTGGATAAGTACCAGCTGGGATTGGTGCAGGACCGTTGGCGCTGTCTTTGCGTGGGTCAAAGCCCTCTTTTTTGATTGATTTTGCGATATCTAGTAAGCTCATGTGTATTCTCCTTTATTTCTTAAAATAGTTCATCATCAGAGGCAACTTCTTTCTTAGGCGCCTCCTTTGTCTTTTCGGTTTTTGCTGGTTTAGTTGTCTTAGCTGCTTCTTTCTTTTGCGCTAGCTTACCTTTTGCAGGTTCAACAGCCCCACGGATAGTTGCTAAGATTTTCAAAATAGCCTTGTCATCAACATGGTTCACATAGTAGGTCTTACGCTTGCGGTCAACCTCACGGTTGTAGTTGTTGCCGAGTTTTTCAGTGTGGATCATCAAATCAGAGTTTCCATTGATAAGATTGACATACTTATCTTTCAAGCTTGGTTTGTCTTTGGTGGCATTGCCATTATCATCATATTCAGATACCTGACGGCTGATGTAAATAACATTCATTGGCAATGCTTTGAGGTCAATGACTAATTCTGTGATAGCTTGGTTAAAGAAGTCGTATCCTTTGCCGTATGGAATTTCCGACAAGGATTTCAAGCGAGGTTTACCAACCGGGGTTAATTCATCACAAACTGCAATCTTAATCATTTCAATCACATCGTCAATTACATCAATAACGACTGTTTCATAAGAGTGCTTCTGTGTCTGAAGAGCAAGCAAGATATCTCCAAGCTGCTTAATTACTGAATTGGTAATTCGTCCCTTGTCATCTTTTTCATTGATCAGCTGAATGCTTGGAACAGTGTTAGCTTCTGCATTCCCGTCTGTGTTCAAAACGATTGGATTTGGGAATTCATTTGCAAGATAAGACTTTCCGCTCATGGTTTCACCGTAGATGAAAAAATTTCGTGGGGTATCTTTAGGAACTTGTGGTTTATTTGCTGGAAGTGTAAATGCCATAATTATAATCCTCCCAAAATATCTTCGATTAAATCTTTAATGGATGGAATATCATGCTTGATAGGTTCAACTTCTGATCCGTTCGGATAACTCATCTTGTATTCAATTTCCAGGGCGACAATCTCGCAGTCAAAAGCTGCAGCGAGAGCCTTGTAAGTCTTTTTGCTTCCCTCATATTTTTCACGGGGGATTTTTAAACAGTGAGTGATGCAGCAATATTCTGCTTGAAAGGCTAGACTCCCACGGTCTTTATAAGATTCAAGAAATTTTCCGGTTTTACGGCTACGAAATACGATCATTTCAGTTTTTTTGTTCATTTTGTTTTCCTCTTTTTTTACTTTCTTTATAATAAAATTCGATAATATTCACATCATGCTGCTGCCGTGAACCAGTCACGCGCCACAACAATTGACGATAGTCATCATATTCACCAGAAGACTTATCCACCGGATCCAGCACGACAACCGTTTGATATTTATGCTGCAGACCATCAACCCCCACTCCAAGAACTTGACTGGTAGCAACCACGATTTTCTTATCAAGTCCTTCTTGGATATCGCCCGTCCAGATGCCAATATCTGGATGCCGTTCTCGGATAACATTTACAATCTGTTTAGATTTGCTGACAATCAGCATATCGTGTGGCGCTCGTTCGATTAGTCCATCTAATTTTAATAGTAGGGGCGTATCAGCGTAGACTGGTTTTAATTTTGGAAAATCAACTGCTACACCCGTTTGATTAAGATAGCGCTCAAAAGTCTTTCTTCCAAATGATTGTTTAGCCATTGCAGTCTTGCCATCTACCCTTACAAGATTTAGCTTTCTAAATTCTGCAAGCTTATCGGTGTTCCCTGGTTCTACCTTGACCGGATAAAACTTAATCTCAAAACCGTTGTTTTCAACTGCATTTTCGATTTCTTCGATTTCTTCCCATCTGAAGAAATTTGGCAGATCTGAGATGTATTTCTCATAATCTCTAAAATCTTCCCACTTCTCTTTTGAGTAGCTGAATGGATCATAGACCATTTTCCCATGAGTCTTTTGCCAGTCAAATTTATTATTTGGGGTTGCCCAACCAAATACCGTTTTTTCAAGCGGATAGAAATTTTGTCCTTTTTTCCGGATTGGCGTCGCTGAAAGACCTATCGTGTATTTTCGCTTTATTTTGCGATATAAGGCCACTTGCTTATCGCTCGACATATTCTGCCACTCATCTATTATCAGCACATCACAGGCTAATTTATGCCCCTTTTTGACCTGATTTTGAAGATACCTGTCTGTTTGGATGATAATCTCAACATCTTTATCAAAGTTCATAAACTTGACTGCATCTATCCAACCATTCAGAATTGCTAGTCGATTGTTTGTGATGATGATTTTTTTAGCTTTTTTATGTTTTGCAATAGCAAGTGCACAGATAGTTTTGCCTCTGCCCCCAAGAGCCTCTAAAAAGATTCCATTAGATAAATGTTCACTTCTTTTAATCGCTTCAGTTTGCCACTTTCTTAGCGTTATTGTGATACTCACTCACCACCTTTCCTATATCATGAACCACTTCTTCAATATCATTTCTCATTGCCCAAAATAATCCAAGTCTTGCTGCCGCTCTGACATCTTGGTGATGACTCTTATCAAATTTCCAAAGGTCTAATATTTTCAAAAGATCGTTTGGAATATCCGACTTATACCCTGCATTATTCTGCAAGATTAAATTCGGATAACAAAGCTGAATATAAGCTATGGTCTCAAGCACGCTATTATCTTTGGACTTGTCATTATCTCTAACTTTGTATTCCTCAACAACGACTACATCAAATTCAAGACTCTCTCCGATTTCATGGAACCAATCAGCGAACCCCCTCATACCATAAGGTACCACCCAATAGTCAACCAGCTTTGCATTATCCAAGAGTACAATTCCTGTTGTACTGGTTTCAATTTTGTTACTCGAGGGATCGATTGCTAAAATTTTCATTAAACACCAACTTTCTCCGTTAGTACGCCTGGATACAATGCTGTGTTAAACCAATTTTGTTTATTTACCTTTGCAAAGGCAAATAGCGATTTAACTTCTTTTGCTTGTTTTTCGAATCTTCGAATATCTTCCTCCGATTCAAAAATAGGTTTTTCCTTGTATTTAGCAACTGTGACCAGCTTGTATTCCGGAGTGAATACTGGCTTTTCATTTCCTTGATCAAGATTTGTTTCGTCTACTTTCACAAAACGAATCGCAACATCGAATAGAAATCCTTCTGTAACAAGCACTTCAATTGATTCTGGTCCAATCACAACTGCTAGTGAATCCGTTACTCGTGTTTTATTCATCAATTCCATTACTTAATCACCAACTTTTCTGTCCGGATAAGTTCCGCACCTTTGATTTTCTTGCCAGATTTAAGCAACTCTTTGAGTGTTTTTTTGTCTGGCGCAAGCGTCACTTTTTTTGTAAAATATTTTTTCGGAAGGTCATCTTCGTTGACCTTGACTGATTCTGGATTCTTAGCAATTTTTATAATCAGGGCACCACTCTTAACTTCGGTTTGACCTGTGACATTCATAGCTGTCATAATGTTGTCCTTGACATAATCCAGCTTTTTCTGTGCTGCCTGTTTCTTCGCTTTGAAGCTCTCTTCCTCAGCCTTGTACATGGCCACGTCGGCTTCTAAATTCTTGATAACATGGGCATACCCTTCCGCTTTCTGTTCGAATTGTTCTTGCCAATCAATGGCCTCAAGCGTATCTGCTTTTGTTTCGTCATCAATATCCATTTGATAAATTGTCAGGAACTGACCTGTCAGTTCGTATAAACTAGCCATCTTTTTCTACCTCTCTAATTTTGTTT